GTACCAGCTACAATTCCAAATCCATATCTTATATTTGAGCTTTGATAAAGATGAAGTGTTTGTCCATTAGTAGGTATATCAGCTCCTAAACTTAATCTAGCAGCAGGACTACTAATTCCAATTCCAACATTCCCATCAAAATCAATGCGGACTTTCTCTGCTGAACTAGCACCACCACCTGCTGTTCTAAAAGCAAATTGTCCACCAACACCACTTGCACCATAAGAAATAAATCTTGTTACATTGCTACTAAAGTCTATAGCAGCAGTAGATGTTCTATCATCTGTTAAAGCACCACTTGCTAATATTGCACCATTGACTGTTAGTTTTTCTGAAGGACTACTCGTTCCAATTCCAACAGCATTAGCTGAAGAATCTACAAATAAAGTTCCGCTATCCCAGTTTAAATCTCCTGTACCACCAGTAAGAGCTGTAAGAGTTCCAAGACTTGTAATATTAGGTTGAGCTGCTGTAGCAAGTGTACCTGTTATAGATGTACTTGCTGATAGGGTAGTAAAAGATCCAGCTGCTGCTGTAGTGCCACCGATGACAGAGCTATCAATTACTGCTCCGTCTAGGTTCATAGCTACTGAAGTACCAGTAGAACTAAATAATGCGTCTACAGAGTCAAGATCATTATTAATCTTTGTACCCCAAGTATCAGTAGATGCGCCTACTTCTGGTTTGGTTAAGTTTAAATTCGTTGTAAATGTATCTGCCATAAAAAAATTCCTCTAAGCTGCGTCTTGTTCGCCTAAGTTTGTCCATGATGTGCTTGGATTAGTTTGTTCTGTCCAGGTTTCTTCTGCTACTATTTGATCGGTCCAAGTCTCACCAGGAACAATAATATCTTCCCATTTTAGACCACCAACTGCATTAAATCCACTTGTTTGTGCAATTACAGATGTTCCTGCTACTACAAGACCACCGATTGCATCAAAACCGCTTACTCCTGTTAATGTTGCTGAACCTGATACAGTAAATCTACCTGTAGCTGTCATGCTTGATACAGATGCTATTGTAGATGCACCACGGTCTATTTGTTTACCAGTAGCGGTCATACCAGAACTTGCTGATATGGTGGAAGAACCTAAATCAATTTGTGTTCCTACTGCTGAAGCACCAGATGTTGCTGATATTGTTGCAGCACCATCAAGTATTATTGCTCCAACTGCTGTAAATCCAGATGTACCAGCAATGGTAGATGCACCTGTAATTACAAATCTTCCTGTTGCTGTAACGCTTGAAGTTGCCGCTATGGTAGCAGAACCTAATACTGGAACTTCAACAGTTCCAACCGCTGTTACATTGGATGTTGCAGCAATAGTGGCTGCGCCAAAATGATATACAGGAGTTCCGTAATTGGACTTTCCGTATGTGTATAAGCCATAGCCTACTGAGGCCATGATATTACGCTAATGTTATATCTAAATCGCCAGCGTCAAATCTGAATACATCGCCTGAACTTACAGTCTTAGAAGCTGTTAAGTTTGCATAAGCCATTAGATTACCACTTGATGAGGCATCGAATATACCTACCGCAACGACTGTACCATAGTCTGCTGTAGCTGTTGGATATTCAACCGCAGCTGAGTTTGTTGCTGTGGTTGGGTTTGTACCAGATACAGTAAATGCAGCTGATTGTCTTGCATAAGCACCGCCTGATACTTCTGTACCACCACCTGTATCTGTAGGTGCTACAGTATACAAAGCAACATATAATGTTCCTGGTGCTGTATAAGCATTACCACCAAATACATGGTCTAATACTTTATCCTCTAAATAATCACTAAATCCAGCCATTTTATCTCCTAATTATTATTCCAATAATACATTTTTTTACCAGACTTGCCATAAGTTCTTCTTCTTTGTATTAGAGATCCTTTGCCAAATTCTGCTTTCTCTTGTTCCATTCTCATCTCTTCTAATGCTTTTTCAAATTGTGCTGTAAATAAAGGCACTCTTTCATCTTCCATTAGATAGATAGAAGCGTGTTTTAAAGCACCATATAAGTAAGCATCTGGATATCCTGTGGATATAAAGTTCGTTGTATTAGAACTGCTTAAAGCATCAATAGTGCCATAGTATGTTAATTGTAGCGTATAACTTGTGTCAGGGGTAGGTGCTAACTCTAATGAATTATCTACAATTGCATAATATATTGGTTGACCAGTTACATTGTTATTAGCTTTTCTATAGACATCTAGTGATTCTATAGACTGTTGAAACAATGGTCTAAAGTCATTTGATGTAATTTCTACATTAATAGCTTCTAACCAGTCTGTTGGTAATGACATATATTGCGCATCTGCTGTAGCTGTTGCTCGTTTAATCATATCCTTGGTTCTTAATCTTCTATTAAATTCACCTTCTGTTGCATCAATAAAAAAGTCTAACTGGTCTGTTAAATCTGACCTGTTTAAAAAATTTGCAATATTAGTTTTTAATTCATCGTATGTCATACTTTACCTTTCCATGTCCTAAAGGGTTTATTATCAGAATGGTTTAACCATTTCTTCCATTGTGCAGAATCCTTTGACCAACCTTCTCTGATTGCTTGTTGATATATTACCATTGGTACTTCTGCTACATGACGAAAATCTTTACCTGGTGCATTTTCAGATAACTGTTTTACATAGTCTAGTGTTGGTTGAATATTCTGTTTTGTCTGATAAACAACCTTATCATCTTCAGTTGCAAAGATAGATTGCAGTCCTGTCTTATGATCTATTAATGTAGTTTTTGCCATGTAGAGATTTTAGCACAAAAAAAAGGGAAGCCGAAACTTCCCTTAAAGCTTATTTAACTAAACTTATGATGTTGTTAAGTCTGCAACGACACCATGAGCAGCTTCATTAGATACTTCTAATCCGTACTCACAAATGATCATCTTAGTCTCAGCATCACCTATTGTTGAGATATCAATAGTTTGGAAATCTCTTAGGTATGACACTTTTGCAAACTCTGGATCTACTAACAACAATGATCTTTCTCTTGATCTGTTTGATGGAACGATTTTTAGTTCACCAAAGTCAGATGAATAGATTGATACTGAAGCTTCGACTGTGTTTGCATCAACAAATTGTCTAGCTTGTGTTCTACCTGTGAAAGCAGAAATCTTCTGCTTATTAACAGGACCACAGATTGCCATGTTAGGCTCTGCGCCACTAGCAAACATAAGTTGTAATACATCTTTTAATAAAGTTTCTGTTAATGCTCTTTGTGTTCCGTCTGTTGGAGCAGCACCGCCACCAGTAGAAGCACCGTTAGTTCCTCTTGAATCGTTAGTTGTAATCCAAGACTCGAAACCACCAGTTACCCTAGCTGTTGTAGCATTACCAGTTGTTTTAGCACCTTTTTGACATAGGGCTTCTTCCATATCTCTTTTAAGTGCTTTAGCCATAATAGCAAGTTGGTGAGCCATTTCTGATCTCTTACCAGCTGCATCTGAAGCTTCTTGTGAACCTGTTACAGTTGCATCTCTAGCTGAAATCATAGCAACATTACTTGCTCTTGCTGTAGCTGTAGAAGCAGCTCTTGATAGTTCAAAACCTTCAAGCTGTCCAGCGGCACTTGGAGTAGGTAGACTTTCTGTCTGCCAATCAAATACTACATTTTTAATATTTCTTTTACCGATTGATGACATAAACGGTGTTTGCATTGGAGAAATGTTGTAAATAATATTACTTAAATCTTCTCTGTCAGCAGTAGCTGTATATGTATCAAAGGCGTTTGTTACTTTAGCCATTGTTATATTCCTTTAAATTAATTGTTCAAATACTTTAGCCGCATCTGAGGTTTTCCCAGTTTTGGCCAACCTTTGTTTTGCTTTTTTCACAGGTGTTGTCGTTTTTGGTCGGTTAGTCGTACCAGGTCTAGCAACTCTTGCTGGTGCTTTTTGTGTTGGTTTTTTCTTTGTGGCTTCAACTGTTCGAGAGTTTAACCAAGCATTTCTTAAACCAAGCAAAGCACGATAATCATAAACCTGTTGTATCTCTTCAGGAGTATATTCCAACTCCCTCATTGCATATTCGCTAATAGCAGCCTTTTCTTTGGCAGCAACCTCTGGGTTTTGCCATTCTGGGATTATTTCAAGAAGTCTTTGATTGCCATATTCAACTGCTTTTGCAATTTGTTGTTGCTGTTTAGCAAAGGCTTCTTGTTGAAGTCTTTGTTGTTCAGCACTTACAGCACTAAGCTTTTCTTTCTTTTCATCCCAAAGCTGTTTTTCGCGAACATAACCAACAGGATCATCTTCATACAAAGCGTTCCAATCTGGTTCGTTAGCCAGTTCGCCCTTTAATTGGGCTTCCATCTTCGGTAACAACTGCGAATATATCGCATCTCTTTGCGCTAACTCTGTTTGCTGCTGCTCAATAGTCTTACGCTGTTGAGAGAGTTCTTGTGTCTTGCGCGTATAATCTTGCTGACGAGAATATCCGTTGATAAGTTCATCTTGCGTAACCTCAACTTCTTGACCATCTACTTTTACTGTAAATGTCTGAGGTTGCAAGGCTTCCTCTTCAACATTGGTTTGTTCTTCATCTAATTCGTCCTCTTCGTCAAACTCTTCTTCATCTTCCACATCTTCTTCAAGAGTTTCAGGTGCTTCAAGTTCTTCTTCAAGGACTTCTTCTTCAACTGCTTCCTCTGTTTCTGTGACTGCATCCTCAACCTTTTCCTCTTCAGGGGTTAAGAAACTTTCAAACATCGAAGCAGCAACTTCGTTATCAGTTTGTAAAGCAGTCGGCTTTCCGTTATTGCTCATATAAATACTCCTTAATGTATTTAAGGGTATTTTAGCTTAATAATGTGTAAAAAGGGAAGGTTTAACCGATTTTTCTAATCTTGTTTATATTAGCTTTTGTTAGCTTTCCTTTTTCTGCAATGATACGCAGATGTCTTTCAACTTCTGGTAATAGTAATAATGATCTATGAATATCCTCTCTAGCAGTAACATCTGTGATATCCCTTGAGTTTAACCAATGAGTTATATATTCGTTTTTAAGATTTTCTATTGCTTCTTTAAAAACATCACTTGTTAATATTTGTTCAGCTTGTGCAGCTTTAACTACTTCTTCGTGTGATACCGACATTAAAATAATCCCCTAGGTGTTTGTTGTGCTATTGAAAATCTACCGCCTGTTGGCTGTCTTAATTCTAAATCTAATAGTCCTCTTCTTATTTCTTCCTGTTTAATAATGTCGGAGATACTAGGTGTTTCTTGTTGTGGTATAGACATTAATATATCTTGTTTTAATATATCAGAGTCAAATGTTGGTATATCTCTTATGTCTCTAGTACCTCCACTTATTGGTTCTGGGGGCAAGATATCAATTGGAGTTCCGCCACCAGGAACCATTATAGGCATTGGTGTAAAACCAGGAAGATCTCTTATGTCTCTAGTACCTCCACTTATTGGTTCTGAGATTTTTTTTGGAGTTTCAATATTTTTTGGGGTTCTAACATAGACTGGAGGTAATGTTGGAATAGGTATATCTTTAAGACCTGGTATTTGTGTTGGTATTTCGTATTTTTCAAAATCTTCTTGAACTCCTACCTCCAATCCAGCTCCACCGCCTATTCCTGGAAAATACTCATAAGTTCCTCCATCTAAAAATGGTGTAGTTCTTCCTGGTGGCAATAAATCTTGTGGTCGTGGTAATAACTCTATATCACCTGTATCTATTGGGTCGGTGTCATAAAATCCAGCACTTCCGCCAGGAACAATACTTCCATCGATTGGAGTGCCGCCGCCAACTCCGCCAACTGAAAAATATCCACCTAATAAATCTCTAATATCAATACCACCTGGACCAAATATTGGAGGTGTTAATCTATCTGGTTTACCTCCTGGAGGATATAAACTGGGGTCATCTCCAGGTAATATTACAGGGGGTGTTGGTTCTGTAGTAGTGGTTGGTATTTCTGCTTGCGTATAACCCATTGGCATTTCTGGAGAATAGCTTACGCCTGGTGCAATTACTTGTGACATTGGTATGCCACCTGCTATAGAACGAGCATAGTTAAGGCCAGAACGAAATGTTGGGTCAGTACCTGGTATTGTATAAAAACCAAAATCATCTGGGCCTAATTCATTTTGTTGTTGATTTAAAATATTTAAAAGATCAGAAAGAGTGGCACCACTCCCACCGCCTGGTCCTAATCCTCCTCCTGGGGGTGTACCTCCACCAGTAGTTCCACCTCCTGCGCCGCCAGTTGGATCGTCTGTTATACCTGGTATATCTCTACCTTCGCGTTTTTCTTCATCTGTAGAACCGCGGTTTTCTCTGCCTTCTATAAGGTCGTATAAATCAAATGGTAATGACATAATATTAATTCGTTATAAGTTTATCTATTTTAGCGTCTAGCTTATCTATACGCTCAATCACTCTATCCATATTCATTATCAATTCTTCTTTGGTAACGAATCGCATAGCAGACTCTTCTCTTGTCTTATTGAGTAGTATATCAACTCTTTTGATTTCTGTCGCGTTAGAACGAATACTATAAATGATAGGACCAAATACTAAGGTCATTATAATATTCCACAATAAGATAGAAGTTATTTCCATTTAGTAGCTCCACACATGAGGGCGTGGTCTACCTTGTGAGTCTTTTGATATGTCCAAGTGTATAAATCTTGCATTGCCTTTTTGGTTAATTCCTATGCCTGTAAATCCATAATCAGTTGCTTTAGATATTACTTCTAGTGCTTGCTCGCCTCTGAGTAATATGTCAGCAGCTAGTCCTAATGCGTGCGTGCCTGGTTCAGATTTGACTTTTTCTATCGGATGATCTGCACATCTATATCCACTTGTTATTTTAAATGGAAAGCCTACATCGCTTCTTAGTAATTGTAACTTATCTATTAGTTCGTGTTCAATCTTATTTTCACCACAATGCTTACAAGCGAACTCTTCTATTCTGAAATTCTCCCAACTCATTTTGTTAATCCTTTAGTTTTCTCATAACTTCTCATACCACCTAATCCTAACATACCCATTAAAACAGGCAACATGGTTGATGTATCTGCTTGTGGTATATCAATACCAAAAGGAGCAGCAAGTGGACTAATTAAAAAGTTTACTGCAAAACCACAAACACAAATCCATGCTGTTGCAGGTCGCCAAGATGACTGAAACCAATTACCTTTAGCCTCTTCTTTGTTTACTTCTATCTGTGCTTTTGCAATCTCATGGATGTGCTTTTGCGACATAGTTGCAAGTTCATACGCTATCTGTTGTTTTGTATCTGCGTCTGGTATGAACTTATCAAGAATCTTCGTTACTGGTTGTATTAGCTTTTCTATCATTGTGTAACCTTATAAAGTATTCAGCATCGACTAAGGCGAGAGGCTTTGTTCTATTGCGTTTTATTATAACCAAAGGTTCGTAAGCTTTACAGTTTTCTTGCGATTGTTCGTATGCTTTCCATACATTAACTGATTCTTGGTTTTTGCACTCTACTGAGTAAGGGAATTGTTTTCTTGATTGGACACCCATAATAATATCTTCACCATTAGAACCCATGGGTCTTGATTCTAAATCTTCAGGATCGAAATCAAGTAATTCAACAAGCTTATCTACAACCCATTGTTGTAAAGCTCTGCCTTTAGCCTTGGCAGATTGTGGTTTCATTTATGTTTTTTAATTACAGGAAGCTCTGCTGTAAGCGAAGCACCTTTGTGTTTTACAAACCTACCAGTATGTTTCATAAGTTTATAAGTCTTACCATCTTTCATAAAGTGATAACCTTTAGGTGCTTTTATTTTCATTACTTTTTCTTTTTCTTTTGTAATTTTTTAAAATCAGCAGCAGTAATTTTATTTCTTGGTTTTGCTACTTTAGCTAATTTTTTTTGTTTTGGTGAGTATTTACTAAAAGGCATATTATTTTCCTTTTTTCTTAGGTTTTGTTTTTTTCTTTTTAGGTTTCATTGCTGGTTTACCATATCCATATCCTGGCATAATTATTCTCCTTGTTGTGCTTTTAAAAACATTTTATTAGCTTTTCGTTCAAAAGACCATTCTAAAAATCTAGTTAATAAATCTTTTAATAACCTCATGCCTTTTTAGATTTTTTAGGTCTTAATAAATCTGAATCTGCTTTTCTTGCGCCACCTTTACCAGTAGCAAACGATCTTACTCTTCCAGCCGCCCATTGATGTGCAGAAACACCTGGTCGAGAACCAGAAGAATAATATGCTCCTAATCCTCTTTTATAAACTTTTGCTAATGTACCTTTAGATATACCACTAGATTTAGAATATTTATCTATAACTGCTTGTTTACTCATCCTTTACTTCTTTGTTTTGAAATTGCATCCATCATAGCTTTTGTTAGTTTACCAGATGCGTATAACCTTTGCGTTCTAAGTATTTCGTTTTCTCTAGCTTTAGGATTTTTTGCACCTTTAACATATTTCTTAGGTACACCCTTTTTAGTTTTTGCAACTTTTTTAAACTTCCTCACCATTTTTTACAACTCCAATATCTTGCTGATAATTTATCAGGTGGGCTAGTATCACATTTATGTCTAGCGCGAAAAGATTTTCTTCTAGCTGGTTGGTCTTTCTTTATTGTCATTTTAGGATCACCAAACCTAACAAGTTTTACTTTATCGCCTTTTTTAGCTAGAACAGCAAACTTTTTAGATTTGCCTGGTGTTCGTTTTGGTTTGTTATAACCGCTAAATCTTTCGCCTCTATATGTAATACTCATTATTTTTTCTTCCTTGGTCTACCTCTTTTTTTAATAACTGGTGCTGGTGTCATAAAACTATCAAACCAGTTTAAAAACTTATGTATAGTTTCTTTCAACCATACCCAAAACTTTCTTATGTATTTCATTAGTGTAACTCCTTCTCTTCAATAAATATAATTTCTGAATCTGAATTAACTTCACCACCAGACATAAGCGACATAATTCTTAACGCATCATCTTTAGTTTTTGCTTTTATTTCTTTGCCAACATAAACCATATCGCCCTCCAATACTTCTAAATTAAATATTTTGTGTTGGTGGTACATTGCCTGTAAATAATCCTTGAGCTTGATCTTTTGCATTTTGTCTAATATTTTCTCTGTCTCGCTCCATAATAGCATTTATTTCTGCAATGTTTATTTGCGCACCATACTTAGCTTGTAACTCTAAAGCTTTAACTCTAAGTTGTGCTTCTTCGATATCTCTTTGTCTATCGTCATCCATGATAATTTTCATTCTATCAGTCTCTGCATCAATGATAGCTTTCTGTGCTTGTACCTGTGCTTTCTGAGCTTCAGCCTGTGCTAATAAAGCAGCTGGGTCTGGCTGTGGTGGCTCTTGTGGCATTGGTGGCATCGGCGGAACTTCTGTATTTATGAACGATTGTGCGTCTTGGAAACCAGCTAATTCAATCATTCTAGTCAAAGTATTAGCATATTGTTGCATTGATACCAATGGATTCTGAGGGCCTAGTGTTTGCATGATTTGTTCTTGTTTTGCAGCTAAACCTGTTAAAACTTGATATTTTTCTTGGTCGGATGACTTAGATATAGCTACATTTACCACCATATCTTTGTCTGAATCCCAATATCTTGGATCTACAGGTATAAATTTACCGTTCAATCTAAATATATCTTGTGCATTTTGGTGTTTGATTACCAAGTTATTTACTGTTTTAAACATGGCTTTTAGGCCACCTTCAGCAAAATGTCTGCATATAAGTTCTACTCTGCCTTGCGCACCACTCATAGTAGCAGTTACAGCTGCGGAGGTTGTAGACTGTAAAGCTTCTGCGTTTAATCCTGCGCTTGCTTTAGATACGCCTGTTCTATTTTCTTTAGATTCGTCTAAATATCCTAAAACTGGGAAAGCTTCTTTGCCAACAAAAGGTACTGCGAACGGTTGTACCATTCCTGGTGCTCTCATTCTTATTGGTTGACCGATATCAGTATTTAATACATCATCTACATTTACTTGACCTTCAACAATACCCATTCTTGGGAAGATTGAATGACCTAGTGAATCTAAGGTATCACGCATAATTTGTGATTTAGCAGCCTGAATTGGTTTTAGATAATCTGCTGGACATGAACCAATCGCTGTATGTGGTTCAGGATCTGGACAGAACATACATATTGGTAATTCATCCCAAGGCTCTACATTTAAAACATGGAGTCCATCACCAGCAGTACATACTCTGATTCGTTCATCAATACCATCACCATCAAAGTCATAGTATAAGTAGTGTTCTACATAGTAAACATCTTTACCGCCAGCATCGTTTCTGTCTGGGTATACCATGTTATCAAATGGGTTTCTTGCTTGTTCTTCTTCGTAACTTTCTGGGTCTAACGAACTACCACCATAACCTGCATACTCTTCTATTTCTTCAGGGTCGTAACCCATAGCGATTAATTCAGAAACAGACTTAACCATTCTATGCGCAACATAAGAAGCAGTTTCTATGTCGCGTGCGTGTCTTGAAATAAGTATTTCTTCTGGTGGTACAGACTCAATACATACTTGGTCTTTTGGTTTTAATCGTCTAATTGTAAGGTCATAACTTACTGGTATTTCTTGGGTAACTTCTTCACCGCTGATTGGGTCAAGAGTAGTAATAGTTTCTTGCGTGGCTGACTCTTCTATGACTTCTACATTTTTATCAAGGATTAATGCTTGATAAGATTGTGGGTCGATGTTGCTGTATTCGTGCGTGGTAGATGTAATTGAATCATCCCAAAATACTTTTACAAAACCAGTCTTTCTAACCAATGCATCTTTGAATACATCATATAAAACTTGGAAGCCTGGATTTTTTTCTCTGATTAAATAATTAATATAATCGGTTTGTTGTTCTGCAAGTTGAATGTCCTCTGGTCCTTTTGGTATAAACTCTACAATCTTCTTAGTACCAAAAAATGTACGCATGATTGAGGGAAGCATAAACAATACACTTTCTCTTACATCAGTAGAAACATATTCTGACTGAAGCGTGCTTGTGCCTTCTGGTTCAGTACCAAGATAATATTCGGTTGATTCTGCTCTCTCTGATCCGACTTGATGGATGAAATCTTTTGCATCATCCATTTCTGATTTAATAACACCGACAAGGTTATCCATGCTCATTGCTTCTTGCACTTCTACCTTGACTGTTTCTTCTTTGATTTTTTTTGCCATAAAATTATCCAACTCTAATTATTCTTGATTTAAGTGGTTGTCTAAAATTATAGCCGAATTGACTTCCACTTCCACTAAAACTTGCAGCACTACTTGCCATAGTCAATGCAAGTGCATCTGCTTTATCTGGTGACTTGA